CCAAATGAAATCCCAACTTTTTTATAAAAAATTTGATATTGTTATACCTTTAATTTTAGTTTTTTAATTACCTTTGGGTCAGTTCCGTAATCTTCTGATAACTGAATGATTCGTTCCCTACCATCCTTAGTTAGGTATAGAATCTTTAGATAATCCTCAGCTTCTGATTTAGATACCATATAATGCTTTGCTACCAACTCCACTAACCAACTTTCATACTTATCAGCAGTTTTTGGCTTCATATACTTCATAAAGTGTCTACCCTTTGGAAGTAAATCAATTAGAGCCAAATACATTGCTTTAGGTGGAACCTCTTGCAGATATGGTTGGACTGTTGCAATGGTTTCTACCCATTCATATTTCATAGATAAGAAACGAAGAACCATATAGTTGGAAAATGTTTTCTTATCCGATTCATCCAATGTATCCCAATACTTTGCGTTTTGAACATTGGTTATTTGTGTGATATGGTCGAAGAGGGTAGCAGCCATTATTCTTTTTCTTCTGCTCGTTGTTTATCTAATTGTTCTAATGCTTTCAACTCAGGTGCCATAAGTTCTTGTGAAATCTCTCCACAATTACCACAAAGGAATACATCGATTGGAACGATAACATCCTGCGCTGTACCTGTTAGGAGTTTTGAGATTCTACGGAACTTACCACCAGTTACGAAAGTATCGTAACCACAATGTTCACATACCAATGGTTTAGATTTACCCAAATCAATTTGAGGTTGTCCCATTTGTGCTGATTCGTTGGATGGTTTTTGTGGTTTACCACCACCATTCATTCCTACTATTTTTGCCATTTTAGATTAAATTTAAGATTTCTATTAGAGTTGCTGCCATTGGAATTTCCTTATCAATAGAATGGAAATGTCTTGTCTGCCCTTCCGATAATGCGATAATCACATTTGCGGTATTTGCTGGAGCGAACTCATCAACTTTATCATATAAGAGAGTAAACAATTCAGTAAAGTCAGTAACCCTACTATCAATAATTGTTTGTCTCATATTCATATATTTGTTTCGTTTATCATCATTTGATTTGAGGATATCCAAAACTTTCATTTTGTAATCGTTTTCCAAAAGATTCTGAGTATCTACTTTCAACTCACCTTTGATTGAGTTCATTTGGCAAGTATTGATAATCTTACGAATATCAGGATAACCAGCATCAATAATAGGAACTAAATCTTTTGGTTCATACTTAATACTTTCACTTCCCAAAATCTTTGAGATTTGAACTGCAACATCCTTTTTAGTTGGAGGTACAATTTGGAAAGTTTGGCAACGAGATTGGATTGGTTCAATTACTTTCTCCACATAGTTACAAGTCAAAATGAATCGACAGTGTTGTGAGAAAGTTTCCATTAAGTTACGAAGAATCGCTTGTGCATTCTGAGACATATAATCAAACTCATCTAAGATAATAATCTTATACTTTTTGAATCCCATTGAAGATGCAAAGTTTTTCACTTTATTACGGACGGTATCCACATTGTTCTCATCCGATGCGTTGATTACCATATAATCACAATCCAATGATTTTACAATCAACTTAGCCAATGTGGTTTTACCCGTACCAGCTCTACCATAAAGAAGTAGGTGAGGAATATCACCAGTTTCTAAATAACCTTCAACCTTTGATTTAAGGTGTTCGTTACCTACATAGTTTTCCAATACAGTTGGGCGATACTTTTCAACCCAAAGTGAATTATCTACTTGTTCGTTTTTTGTTTCTTCGAAAAATGCCATATTTTATTTTTTATCGTCCTACTTCAGACAATCGTTTTTGCTTAAATTCTTCCCAACTCATTCCAATACCATCAATGTAGAATAAATCTTCAGGTTTCAATCTACCCTCATTGTGTAAGGTGGTGTATCGTTTGATTGCTTGTCTTTTCCACCAATTGTTAATGTAATCTACACCATCTGCGAACTTCTTCTTCATCACCAATTCTGATTCTTCAATTTTACTACAAAGGAATTCATTTCCGTTCTCATACATTTGAGCGAAATAAACACCTCTTTTGAATCCGTGGTGATAATCGGATGCTTTGATACCACACTCTTTGAAAATTTGTCCCAAAATCTTTTGTTTGATACCACTTACAGGTCCACTAGCACCTTCACCAGTTCCCATATTAGCCCCATTTCGAATTCGTTCATTTGTGATTGCGGTTTCGTACCACTCAGCTCGGTTCTCTTTCAACCATTGGTGCCAAGGGTCATAGAACTCATCATCAGGTTTGATTGCAATCTTACCAGCGGATTCTCCCAAAGTTTTGAAGTGAGGAATACCATTATACTGAGAATGAATTCCATATAGGGAAGTTGTTCCCACAGCTATCAATGTTTGCCCATACTTCTTTTTCCAATACTCTCGTACTTCAGGCACAGTAGTCATCATTGCTGTCAACTTACCACCTAAGAAATTGTAACCTAATGGTTGGGTACAAACAATAGTGGAAGCGATAGTTGTGTAGTTCAACTTCCCCTTTTGGAACTTATCTTCTTTAGTCCATCCGATGTAATTATCTCTAACAGCCATTGCGGTAACATCTGAAGCGAGTGATACTAAACCTAATAGTTTACCACTCTTTCTATCTTTGATAAAGATTTTCACATTTCGGCCAGGGTTAGCTGTCCAACTCATTGTGTGAATCATCTTACGAAGATATGTCCACTTTGTAGATTCTCTAGCATCATCATCAACGATTTCAACATAAGGTTCCAACTCTTCAACTTCTTTGATGGTTAGTTCCTTATTATTGATATCAGTTGGTTTCCATTGGATATCGTACAAAGAGGCAATTTGGGATTTATCTCTGAGCATAGAATCTTCTTGCAATTCTACCCACTTTTTGTAGAGGGTTTGCTCTTCTACACTCATTGTCATAAGGTAATCCATATTCTCAATCAGCTTTTGTTTAGCTTCTTCAAATACGAATTCTGGCTTTGTTTCTTCTACATCCCAAAAACTCATAATGTTACTTTAACTTGGTTATTCTAAAATTTTTTCCTACTTTATTTCTACTAAATAGTATCGTGATGTGTATTCACCATCCACAAAGTTTAGATGTGCCAAACCCTGTGAAGAGATTTTCAATGATGATGTTGATGAACCTTTGTTAGCCATCAAAATTGCTTTCAAATACTTTGCTGAGAAAGCGATTGGTTGAACATCACCATCACACTTACAATCAACAGTGATTGAAATGCGGTTAGAGTTGATTGAAGAATATCCTAAGATGATTTCTCCCTTACCATCTTTACAAGTGAATGTGAATGTATCAGCATCAGCCAAAGCACCCTTAGATTTGATGAATTTGTTTACAAACTCATTATCCAATGTAATATCCACATTGAAAGGAGGAAGTGCCTTCAAATCAGGTACTGCTGGAATAACTGAAGGAGCTGCCAACATATACTGCATCTTAGTTCCCTTATCTGAGAATTTAAGTGCACCGGTTACTTCCTCTACTGAGATACCATTATCCAATACACTCAACAACCCTTTCAACTGAGATGTAGTGTAGATACCAAACTCACCATTTGGGAATTCAGATTCAGTTACTGTAACATCACCCAAAAGAGTTTTGTCATCTGAAATCATACGAACCGAAAGGTTTGTATCATCAGATTTAATCATTACCGATTCAACCTCTCCACCAAGGTTGTAGCGGTTAATAAAACCATCGAATTTTACTTTTTCCATAATTTACTTTTAGTGTTTATTTTTTAATTGTTTACAAATATACGAATTATTTCCCACATTACCAAATTAAAATGCGAAAAACTTTTCAGCGGTTTTGGTTGAGGAAAGAACCTCACCCCAATTTAGTGCTCCATAGAAATCTTCTAATTTCTTTAGGAGTTCTCTTTCAAAGATTTTATCATAATCAATGTAAGTGGTTATCAAATCCATAATCTCTTTTGGGTCATTGTAACCATTCATTGCTACACCATCTAATCCATATGGATTTTGTTTTAGATATACCCACTTAATTTTATCACCATCTTTCAGA